GTATCGTTCAGGTGAATCCGACCAGAATAGATAGTTCGCTGGGACAATGCATATTTAGTGATACGGGCGTTATAACTACTTGCTTTAATTGGTCTAATGACCTAGGTCATGGACGTATCATCCCGGAGGCGGGAGGCGAATCCGTCACCGTTGCCGGGATAACCAAAGACAACGCCGGGGTCGCGCTCGGCTCATGCGATGTCTATTTATTCCGCGACAACGGGGGCGATACGGCAACATATATCGCCTATCAAGAAAGCAATTCCGTCACCGGTGCTTATTCTTTTGCAGTATTTCCCGGCTCGGCCTATTTTGTGGTGGCATTTAAGGGCGGGGCAACGCCGGTTATGGATGTAACGGACAGGACGGTAACGGCGGTCTAACTTGGTAGTCTTATTGCGGTCCGTCGGAACCAGTCCGGGGGCCAATTCTTCAAACTGTGTTATCACGAAACCTGCGGGCTTGGCCGTCGGTGACTTCATGCTGGCGCACGTCGTAAATAAAGATACGGCCGGAACCATCACGCCGCCGGCAAACTGGACCATCGTCGGCGCACAGTCCAATACGGCAAGTTCCCGCTCGGCCCTGTTCTATAAGTTTGCAGATGCGGCCGATGTTGCCGCATCCACCTTCACGTTTACTCTTGGCGCAACAGGACGCAACCTGGGAGAAATTGGAGCCTGGCTTAATGTTGATACATCCAACCCGATAAACATAGCCGATCAGCAGATTAATGACGCCGGGACTTCGATATCCGTCCCGGTTTCATCCGTTGCCACTTGGTGCGAAGTCCTTATTATCGGCAGCAATGCTGCGGGAGGAGTAGCCACCGCCTGTTCCGGGACCGATCCTGCCTGCACTATTTTATATGGTTATGCCGTTGCCTATAGTTCATATTGTGCATTAGCCTGTTTTAGCGGGAGAAAAATAGGCACGGGTACTATCGATGCTCATGCATTAAGTTCTTTTACATCCGCCGTTAGTAGCGGTCATGCGGTAGCGTTGAATCCTGTTAGTGGAGCCGGTCCGATGGGCGGCTGGACAACCGAAGACCTGAGTTTGCGTTCATTGGCGAATAAGAACGAAACCGGAACCCCGGAGAATCTTCGTCTACGTTCCACGGCCAGTAAGCCCGGCGGCGGCGCCGTAGCCTATGTGCAACAGGTAATCATGGTGATGTGACATGCCGACAATCGTAAGTATCATCCGGGCCATCCTTGTCAGCACCAAGATATACCCGATCCTCTTCAACGTTATTCCCCGGAATCGCATCTTCAACGCCATCGTCCGGAACCGGATATTCGATGCCGAGGTAAGGAACAGAATTTTCAACGCCGAGGTGAGGGGTAGAATTTTTGAGGTAACCCCACGGAACCGCATTTTTGATGCGATAGAGAGAGGTTAAACATGGCCATAGAGGTTGTAGAAAAAGCGGTATCCGAGACATTCCCTATCGGCTTGACATATATATCGCCCGACCTGGCAACCGGGGAAACGATCCTGGCATCAACGACCGTTGCCGTGACGCCCACGGGCCTGACGCTCAGCGCCGTGACCGTCACCAGCCCCGAAGTCAGCACCTTCATCTCAGGCGGAACGGCCGGAGTCGAATACGTGGTGCTGTTCAAGGTCGTTACGTCGGGCGGCAAGACTTTCAATAATCCCAACAAGGATGCGCTCCTCGTGCGCGTCATCTAAGAGGTGGACCATGGCGCTATCATCTGCGGCACTAATCACGCTGGCCCAGGCAAAACTCTACCTCGGGATTACCGACGAAAATTCCGACACGCTCCTCGAATCGCTCATCGAAAGAGCTAGCGGATATCTGGAGCGGTATTGTAACAGAAAACTAAAAACTCGCACCTACACGCGGGAGATATACTACGGGACGGGCGGGGCGAGCCTTCGCCTTGACCAGTATCCGGCGACGACGATCAGCCGCGTCTCCATTGGGCGGACGAATGCCTTCTCCGTCACGAATACCGCGGCGACAAACCATGCGACAATCGAGATAACATCTTCGGCTTTCAAGTATTCGGCGGATGGGGCGGCGGCGACATCGCTGCCGCTTGCGAGCTATGCCACAATCAATATTCTCATCGCGGCGCTCAATCTTATCGCGGGATGGACGGCAACGCTTCTCGATTCTACGCATGGAACGCGCAAGGCGACGGACCTCCTCATCCGGCCCGGGATGTATTGCAAATCCCCGACATCGGCATACTGCGAAATCCCGAATGATGAATTGACGGACTACTATCTCATCTCGCCTTCGGAGGATCGGAACTACGGCATCCTTTATCGCCCCGGCGGATGGGTACGGGGTGAGGAATACTTCGTCGATTACACGGCGGGCTACACAACCGTTCCCTATGCGCTTGAGGAAGCGTGCGTCCTGCTCGTGGCTTATCGCTATAACCAGAAGAGTCAAGACATGTCGATCAAGTCCGAGAGCATGGGCGACTACAGTTATACCCTTCGGGATATGGCAAGTTCCGTACCCGAAGACCTCCGGGCGGATATAGACCTCTACCGGCAGCGGATCGTCTAATGATCGTTATCGATTATCGAGGCCCGGATGCTCCCCGCTATGCCGCCATATCATCGCGGCAGGACTTGTCCGACTGCATTACCTGGCTTCTGTCCGTCTTGGATGAGATGGAACTTCACGAAAAGGATTCCGATACGATAATCGATCTCAAGGATTATAACGGGGAGGGGATATGAGTTTCGCGTCGCTTCTCAACAGCACCGTGAATATCCAACGTGAGACGCAGACCGCCGACGGGCAGGGCGGCTATACATCCGCCTGGACCGTCCTGCATTACCGCATCAAGTGCCGATTCCAGGCGTTGGGATCGAAAGAAGCGATGCTCACTTATGACAAGGCGACCGTCTTTGCCAATTATTTCGTATTCATGGAACACCTGAGCGATATCGCCGAGGGGGATAGGCTTTACCTGGGGACCCGGGCCTTCGATGTAAAGCTCATTCAGGATTGGGATGAGGTCAGCAAGTATCTCAAGTTGGCCGTGCTGGAGATCGGGCGGGGGGAGTGATGTTCTGGCGCATTCGGCGGTTCGTCCGAAATATCCCGTATTACATCCGGAGCATCGTTTTCCGGCTACGGCATGGCTTTTCCCGCGAGGATACGTGGGACCTGAATGATGCCGTGGCCCGATTCTTGACCCCAAGGCTCCTGTATATGGCCGAGAATACGTCCGGCTATCCGTCGGCGTTCGACGGTGAGGACGGCGATGAACTGTGGATTGCCGTTCTCTTTAAGATAGCCGATGGTTTCGAGCGGATGACGGCGCCGGACTGGGACGAATTCTCGCAGGAAGAGATGGTCTATGTCGAGGAATGCCTGGACCTGTTCCGAGAATATTTTTTCAACCTCTGGGACTGACAGATGAAACACAAAATAGACGATAATCTTTTTCATATCATTCAGTTTGTTGAAGAACATTGCCAAGAACTAGTTTTAGAGTGTCATGAAATGGTTCGTCTTATGGGGATTAGTTCTTGTAAAGACGATGATTACTATTGGGTGATTATGGACTATCGGGGCGAGACTAAACTTTCATCTTGCGTCGGTGCGCTGTGGCCCCTGAAGGGGGTTTTGCCCGACGAACAATATCAATACCTGAATTACTTTTTCACGATTAATAACACCTTTACCGATGACAAAGAAATTGAAGAACTACATAAAGCATACAATGAGCGAAAGCGGGATTGATATGAGCGCCGTAAACGTCAAGGTCGAGGGCATCGAGAAGACGCTGGCGAGCCTCAAGAAGTGGCAAATCATCAAGCGCCAGGCTTGTGAGGATACGCTAAAGAAGATCGGATTCGAGGTCGAAAGAGATGCTAAGATTTTTTGTCCCGTGAAAACGGGTCGTCTCCGTTCTTCTCTTTCAACTAATTGGTCCGGAAGCGGAAAGTCTCGGGGACGAACGGGCGGCAAGGCGCAGGCCGACGATGGCGTTGGTGAACCGCAGGGGCCGCAAGGGCTCGTCGTTGTCGTGGGAACCAACGTGAAATATGCCATACATGTCGAATATGGTCACGTGGCAGGATCGAAGCAAGGCGCGGATTCATTCGCGGGAATGGGACTAGGGGTTGGAACGATTGTTGAAGGCAAATTTTATCTTACTAAAGCCTATCTCCAGCACGAAGGCGAAGTCGGCGCGGAGATCGGCAAGATCATGGGAAAGGATGAAAAAGTTTGATAACGCTTTTCAAGGTTAGAATGCCGCCGTTCATTGACGGCCCACTCCTTGACGTACTTCATTCGGCTTACATCGGGCAGGGACAGAAGGTCGATATATTCGAGCGCCTTCTGGCCGACGAGTTCCAGAACAACCGAGTCCTAACCACGAATAGCGGAACATCGGCAATCCATCTCGCGGCCCGGCTTGCGGGCGTCGGACCCGGGCATGAGGTCATCTGCACGCCCATGACCTGCACGGCCTCGAATATGCCCATCCTAGAACGGGGAGCGGATATCGTTTGGGCCGACATCAATCCGCATGATGCCAATATCGATCCGGATGATGTGGAACGCAGGATAACGCCCAAGACGCGGGCTATCATCTGCGTCGATTGGGGCGGCTATCCGTGTGATCTCGATAGGCTCATGGATATAGCCGAGGCGCACGGTATCTGTCTCATTGAGGACGCCTGCCATGCAATCGGGGCCTCATATAAGGGCGCACGGATCGGAAGTGTCAGCATGTTTACATGCTTCTCGTTCCAGGCCATCAAACACCTGACGACGGTGGATGGCGGGGCTTTGACGCTGGCCGGCGGGAGTGCGGCGATGGCTGAACTCCATTATCGCCGGGGCCGACTTATCCGCTGGTACGGTATAGACCGCGACACGCCGCGCATGGACTTCCGATGCGAAGATAACATCACCGAGTTCGGATATAAATTCCACATGAATGATATTGCCGCAACTATCGGCATCGAGGGCCTAAAGACGCTCCCCGAAACGCTGGCGGTACATCGGCTGAACGCCGCATGGTATGGCTCGGAGTTTGAGGCACGGGGCATAAGGCACGCCCGCCCGCTCGCATACACGCCGA